ATTAAATGCATCAACTCCAAATTCAGACTTAGTTAGATTAAGGAAGTCTTTTGCGATCATGTCTGACTCGATCATGTCTTGAAACATATTCTTTTGTTCAGCAGACATAACATCTTGAGCCTCAGCCTTAATTGTAAATAGTCTGTCAGACATTCCGTTAACAACAATATCAACAAACTTTGGAATTATAGGTATTGGAGTCCAATCAAGATTTAAGTGAGACATGTCACCATTAATTGATAGCTCGTTTTTATATTTTTGAATCGGCTGCTCACCCCTAGCATATAATCTAAGAGTATGATAATTACCCCATTGATTGTAGAACCTACAACTATTTGTATTTTTTTTAAACCACTCCCCCTCAATTGCCTTTGATACCTTTAAGCCATATTCAATAGTTGCTTTTTCTTCATCTGTTGCGTTCTGATTTGGGAATGATCTTTGTTTTATTAAGACTGATGGTTTATCCATTATTTTTCTATTTCGCTTCGGTTGCCTGTGTTATCGTATCTTGCAAATTTAATACTTATTTTTGTATTTGTTTTCTCTTGGTTAACGATGTACTTTTTTGTAGACATAATTGCAAGACCAGAGCTAATTGAGGCATCGTGCTTTGTCCTGTTGTTTATATCAAACCTAGCCCAATCCTCAAGTGTTTTTGTAAAATACATAGACCCCATAGAATCTTGATCACGGTACGTACCCTCAAGATCCATGCCAACATACTCTTCAATGTAAGAACCAATAGCTGACGCATGAGCTTGTTTTACATCCTCAGATGAGTTAGGTATACCACCGAGCTCTATTTCTGTCCTAGAGAGCTTGCTATAGTGCTTGTCTGGACGATTAATTGAGAATGGTCTGTACCCTCTATTTTTAAAGTGATACAGTAGTCGTTGCTTATTGTTCTCAATTAGTATTGGCATACCATAAAATACACATGCCATAAGAACATCCTCAAAGAATATCTCAGCTGTCTGAGGCCGTGCTATATACTCTAAAAAAAATTCATTTGTTGGTGCGTTTTCCATGTGAAATTTAGTCATTCCATGAAGAGCACCATTCGATCCACCACCACCTACAACTCCAGATATGTCATACGGGTCACACCCAAACGAGCCAATGTTTTCATTTCCAGGATACTTTAATCCCTTCCTGTCTATTACATTATTTCTTTTGTTTTGCTCTGGTATCCATGACACAAGAAATCTACCCTTCTGATCTGGAGTCCATACAACAGTCGTGTCTGGCTTACCGTCCTTCCAGTGGAAGTAACCCCTAGTTAAAACTCTATCCTTTATTAATGAGTCGTTATAGTCAATCTGCTGGTATATCTTTGTCAAGTTAAACAATGACTGCTTTGACTCATCCCTAAATGCATGCGACTCAGTCCTTGGGAACTGTCGATAAAATTCATTTAGTGCATCAGCATCAGACTTCAATGCAGTAACCTCGTTTGTCCACCAACTAATAACACCGTTAGTTATTTTTTCTCCGTCCATTCCAATAACTGGTGTTTTTGGATCTTCAAAAACTGGCCATCCATACCTATCAATGTATCCCTCAATATTCCATTCCATTGGTATAAATAAAGAATACAATCCCTGCTTAGTCTGACCATTGGCAGATCGTGATGCAGGGTTACTATCGTTAAATAGTTTCTTAAAGTTATCACCGCCCTTTGATAAGGCATTTGACGTTGATCCCATCATGCACTTACCAACAATCTTTGATCCCAATCTAAGACAGGTCTTTGTTACACGCCAATTGTTTAATATGTTTTCAGGCTTCTCCCACTTTCCAGATTCATCATGAACTAGTAAGAGTAATTTTTCACCGTCATAACTATTGTCAGCAGTATTCTTCCAGTCAATTGTAGTATCAAGACCATCAATCTCTTCAGTCTTTTCATCGTCCATGTTCCTTCTTGTAATCTTTGAGGCTGGAACTCTAAAAGCAAGCTCAGTCTTTGGATTGTCCATACCGTCTTGAATAGGCTTGAAGAAGAATGGATAGTTACGTATTATTGGAACAACCTTATCGGTAAACATTTTTTTTGCGTCAGAACCTGTCTTAGATAGTATACCAATTCTAGAGTCACGCACTATAGTACCAGTGCTACAAGACTCAGACGAGCTCATAAAAGAAAATCCAGAACGTCTGTTCTTTAGGTAGCACATACCAAAAGATCTGGCATCAGCCTTGCAAGCCTCCCAGAAAATATAAAATATCCTGTTTGACTCACGAAAATCAGGAAGTCCAACGTCTATCTTTGTCCACTGTAAGTACATGTAATGACTACCAGTTACGTAGGTAGGGGTGTTATTATTCATAAACCAATAACCATACTCCCTCTTGTCAAACTCACCCTCGACTAAGTCTATATACCGTGACTTAAAAATATTGTCCCTCCTATTCCAATCAAAAATAGTTTTTATTTTTTGTAGTTCTTCAGGGTATTCTTTTGGAGTCCAAACATTATTAAAGTTGTCTACCTTGGTTGGGGTGCTTGGAAGTGCAACCTTTAGGCCCCCTATTTCGTATATCTCACCTATAGTACCGTCCTTAGATATTACAACAAAGTCATAGTCACTGCTGTATCCGTAAGACCATGCTTTCTTTTTATTCCTTGTAGTTACAACACTTTTAGGAACTTGATCTAAAACAACCCTGTATAAGTTATTTTCCATTCTTAGCTCTTCCTTCGGCAAATCCTTGCCTTCCATGATCAATCTTAACGATGTCTACATTTTTATCTTTGTTCTCCTCCTCCTCAATCTTATGTAGCATAGATAGTGCATCGTCAAAGGCTAACTTTTTAGCAGAGGCTGCATTTTTTAATTTATCAGCGGTAAGGTCATCCTCAGCATGAGTAATAATTGGCTCCATCAGAACCTTAATAAGCTCGTCAATAGCCTTCTTACCAGCCTCAAGTATCTCTATTTTTTTAGACATATGTTCCTGTTGTACATTCTGTAAACTAAATCACCGTTTATCTTAAACTCATACTCGCTGTCTGGAGTAAATGAAACCACATCACCAACCGATACACCCTCTAATTCATTATTGGTAAAGATTAGTTCACCCCATAATTCCTCAAGACTGCCCAAAGATGAGAACACCTTGTCCTCTGATGGGATTGGCTTCACAAAACAAAATGGTGACGGTGCCATCCAATCAGATTCACCTGACTTGTAAAGGTACAGTTGATCGTCCTGAACAATAAAGAAGTCGTCAAACAAGTAGTTCCAACTACTCTTTTGCCTACCCTTCATGTCGTAGTAAAACTTAAATGTGTTGTGATGAACAACCACTATATCCCCTGGCATTATTGGTCCAGTGTAGTACATTGGTGTGCATATTACCTCAGCAAACCTATTTGTAGATTTGTGGTCCTCCTGTGATGAGCTTATGACAAATGGCTTACCTCCGTAAGTTCTTATATTATCGTACCGCTTTCCATCAACTGGCTTGATGATAAAACAGTATGGTGACTTCATTAAAAATCTATTTTAAACTCTATTGATGTTGGAACGTTACTAGAAAAAGTTTTCCACTTAATTATTTCTCCAGATTTAATTATCCATATAGATATTGATCCAGAGTCATCCTTTAATATGGAGTCTATTACCCAAGTTCTATCAAGAACTTCTTGCCCTAACATATAGTGCATGCACTTCATGTAGTCAGGGCCAATAGACACTTTTCTAATTATATTCACCTGTCTGTAGATTTACTTTAATGTCTCCATACTCCTTAATTATCTCATCCTGATAAGACGATAGATCAAAGGCAGCTGTTTCAAGATTTGAAAGTGTAGCGATTTTTTGGCTTTTTAGTCTATTGAAGGTAACCTCAATGTCTGCCAATTGGAACTTTAATTCCCGAAAGTTTGTGTTAAGCTCAACTAACTTAGAGAGCTCCTCTTTTTTTATTTTTTTCATTTTATTAAATTTATTATGCAAATATACTAATTATAATGATCTATACCACTTAAGGTCAGAATGATTGTACTGAAAACATATTGGAGTAGCAACACCTGATGGACTCAATGAAGTAGGTACACCAACAAATGTAGCACCACTAGATATAAATGTTGTTACAAGTCTTTCTGCAGTGGACATTACTGTGTACTTTATTCCATTTAAGTTGGAATTTGCAGCTGGAAAAGTTATTGCAAAACTAGCTCCAGTCGTACCAGTAAAGTATGTATTTGTGCTAGTAATTGTGGCAGATGTTAGTGCATTTGTTGCAACAACAGAAGCATTAACATTTAATACACCACTGTATATTAAGTCAAAGACTGATTGAACAGTAAAATTAAATGTCTCTCCCGTACTGTCTGACCCAATTAATGTAGTACTTGTTGTTGGCGTTGAATTGTTATAGCTATTTATTTTCATTTCCCTTGTCCTTTATATTTTTTTTTATAATTCTTTGATGTCTTTAATTGTGATGTCTTGCTCTTAGCATGAACGCCAGGTCGACTGATAAATCGAACTATTCTTTTTCTAGACTCTAATTGCTTTTTCATTATTACAAATTTACATATTTTTTTTAAATGTCATTTGATCTTTTAAAGATATGATATTCTTTATGCAGCATCTTCAATTATGTATCTTTTTTTTAATTTATAATTATTTTTACACATTCGTATATTACTGGGTTTAGCATTTAGGGCTATAGCACAATTTTTAGAATTATTAAAAAAAAATATTTCACCCGTTTGTGTATCAGTAACTTTTAATGGCACTTTGCTATTTGAATCACTTTGTTTCTTATTAAAAGAATCAGAAATAAATTTTCCACCATAGTTAGGATTATTAATACCACTATTAGCTTTTGAAATTTTTAAAATTATTTCATTTCTTTTTGGGTGATTAGAAATAGTATCTCCGCCATCTCCGCCATCTGTCATATTAATTAAAGAACCTCCATTAATTTTTCTGTTTATACGCTTAATCCAATATATTTCTTTTTCTAATGCTTCTTCATTACTTAAGCTTTCTTGTATTATAATTACATCATACCCATATTTATTAACTATTCTGTGCCAATATTTTGAACGACCAAGTAAGCTATTGCATCTATCACCAAAACCTTTACCAATATAAAAAACTTCATTGGTTGTTATGTTTATATGTGCATATACATAGTATTTATTATTCAATATCATCACTAGTAATCAATGTTAATGTAAAATGATTACCATGTATTTCTTTTGCTTTATTAGCTATTACCATAAACTCATTAAAATCTTTAACTTTTTTAAAAACCAAACATCCTTCTGACCAGTTTTCCACAAAGTTTGAAACAGTCCCTGCCTTATGTATGTTAATTCCAAACATTCCAGTATCAGTCGTTACCTCATCAAAAGTCATGTCTTTATTTTTGTCTCTCCAAACAGTTAC